ATGCCCCACCCGGATACACTGAAGGTTTCCGGAAATCGCGAAAAAGGTATGTGTGGGATTGCGGGATTCACGCGTCTGGGCGGGGCATGGGACCGGGAGGTGGCCGGACGCATCACGCAGGCCTTGCATCATCGGGGGCCGGACCAGCACGGGATATACGAAGGCAGCGAAATTACGCTGTGCGCGGTGCGGCTGAAGATCATCGACCTGGCAGGCGGCGATCAGCCGATCGTGAGCGATGACGGCGGCACCGCGATTGTCTTCAACGGCGAGATATACAACCACCGGGAGATCCGGAGTGAGCTGGAGCGGCTGGGGCACCGGTTCCGATCGCAGTGTGATACCGAGACGGTGCTGCATGCGTTTATGGAGTGGGACACGGCATGCTTCGAGCGGATGCGAGGGATGTTCGGGGTGGCGCTGTGGTCGGAGGCAAGCAGGCGGCTGGTGCTGGCGCGCGACCGGATGGGGATCAAGCCGCTGTATTACTACCGCGGCGGCGACGATTTGTACTTCGGGAGCGAACTCAAGGCGATTCTGGAGCACGCCCACATTCCGCGGCGGCTGGACGAGCGGGCGCTGGACCGGTTTCTTTCGGTGAACTACGTGCCGGGCGACCGGACGCTGATCGAAGGGATCCGCAAGGTGCCGCCGGGGCACCTGCTCGAATGGAGCCGCGGCAAGTTCCGGATGGAGCCGTGGTGGGAGCTGCCGCGCGAGGGAGCGCGCCCGAATTCGCTGGAGGCGGCTAAGGAAGAGCTGGACGAGCTGCTGCGGGAGTCGGTAAGAGAGCATCTGGTTTCCGACGTGCCGCTGGGAGTATGGGCCTCGGGCGGCGTGGATTCGTCGACGATTCTGCATTACGCTGCGGAGCAAAGCGGGAGCCGGCTGAAGACATTTTCGGTTTCGTTTCGCGGGCGGAGTTTCGATGAGAGTCCGTATTTCCGCGAAGTGGCGGAAGTCTACGGGACGGATCACCACGAATTCGACCTGAACCCGGAGACTGAGATCGAGAGCGCGATTCAAGATTTCGCGTATTACTCGGATGAGCCGAGCGCGGATGCGGGCGCGCTGCCGGTGTGGTTTCTCTCGCGGATGAGCCGGCAGTATGTGACGGTCGCGCTATCGGGGGAAGGCGCGGACGAGCTGTTCGGCGGGTATGAAACGTACCAGGCTGACCGGCTGGCGAGGCCGCTGCGGCTGACGCCGCGCTGGCTGCGCCGCTGGGTGCACGGGGCGCTGGAGCGGTACCTGCCGGTGTCGGACGAGAAGATCGGGCTGGAGTACAAGCTTAAGCGCGGGATAGAGGGAAGCTGGCTGGATCCGGACGAGGCGCACTTCTTCTGGAACGGGACGTTTTCGAACGAACAGCTCAAAGCGATCCGGCGCAGCGGCGGCAATAACGGGCTGGCGGAACTGGCGCGGCGCGTGGCGACAGGCAATGGCGGAGTGGCGGACCGATATCTGCGGGTGGACCAGAATTACTATCTGCCGGACGATATCCTGTACAAGACGGACCGCATGAGCATGGCTCATTCGCTGGAAGTGCGGCCGCCGATGCTGGACCACCGGATCGTGGAGTTTGCGGCGCGGCTGCCGGCGCGGCTGAAGATTCGCGGTTGGCGGCAAAAATACGTGTTGAAGGAACTGATGCGCGGGAAGCTGCCGGAGCGCGTACTCAACCGGAAGAAAGCCGGGTTCGACATACCGACGCACGACTGGTTCCGGCGGCCGCTGCGGGGGCTGCTGATGGACACGCTGACGCCAGAAGCGGTCAAGGCGAGCGGCATTTTTCACGAACGGGCGATTGAGGCGCTGATCCGCGATCACATGGAGAGACGCATCAATGCGGGATACCATCTGTGGGGCCTGCTAACGCTGTTCCTGTGGATGAAGCGATGGAAAGTGGAACTCCATCGGGCAGCGGTGGCAGAGGCGGTGGCGGGCGAGTAAGGACGGGTTCCGCAATATCCGGCGCGACCGCTCCTTTCGGCCGCGGCTCCGATGCGCGTCTTAGGAGCAACCGTTGCGTTGAAAACCACGCCCGCGCGGACGGGAAGAAAAGCCGAGATGACTCTCGGCTCAGCAGACTGGACAGTCCGCGCCACGGTGCTCGGTCGCGGCTCCGATAACCCTAAGTGAATGGGCGGCGGCGATCCAAATCGTCTTCACCAATCCAAGGAAAAGTTTCTCTCGTGAGTTTTCAATAAGTTGAGACCTAATTCGGGGCTGGTGCGCGAACGCCCCGATGATACATTCAAAACGGGAATAGGGCTGTGCGGCTTCGCGAGTCAATCGCGGAGCCGTTTTTTTTGGGCACACAATGGCTAGCAAGGGAAAGAGCAGCTCAAGAACGAAATCCAAGCCTTGCGAGGATTGCAGCTATTACCGGGAGCTCAAACAGAAGATCGAGGTTTCGGAAGTACTCGCCAAGGCCATCGCCAAATTCGAGGAGAAAATCACAGAGACCGATTTCAGTCCATCGGTGGGAGACTACATCAAGCTTGTGCAGATGAAGAAGGAGTTAGAAGAGGCAACCGACGAGGCGAAGGAGATCAAGGTGACATGGGTCGAGCCAGTGACGTCCGACACCGAGACATAGCCTATGACCCACTGCCCTCCCAGAAATCCTTTCACGATCTGACAGCGCGCTTCAAGGGATTCTCGGGGCCGATCGGGAGCGGCAAGAGCCAGGCGCTTTGCCAGGAAGCAATCCGGCTGAGTTACTTGAACCCGAGGCGGATGGGCCTGCTGGGAGCGCCGACTTACCAGATGTTACGGGACGCGACGCAAGCGACGCTGTTCGAGATATTAGACAGCAACCGGATTCCGTACGAGCACAACAAGGCGGAGAACACGCTGCGGATGAAAGACACGGGATCGCGGATTGTGTTTCGGCCGGTAGATGAGTTCGAACGGCTGCGCGGAACCAACCTGGCTTGGTTCGGGCTGGACGAGCTGACATACACACCGGAAGCGGCGTGGCTGCGGCTGGAGGGCCGTTTGCGGGATCCGAAGGCGCAGCGGCTGTGCGGCTTCGCGGTGTGGACGCCGAAGGGTTACGACTGGGTGTTCCGGAAATTTGTGGAGGCACCCAGTAAGGGGTACAAGGTTGTGGTAGCGCAACCCTACGAGAACCGGTTCCTGCTGGCGAGGGTGCCCGATTTCTACGACCGGCTGCAGGAGAGCTATGACGAGCGATTCTTCCGGCAGGAAGTGCTGGGCGCGTATCTGAGCCTGAGCGGAGGCACGGTGTACACCTCGTTCACACGAACCGAGAACGTGAAAGAAGTGAGTCGCGACCAAAGGCTGGCACTGCTGTGGGCTTTGGACTTCAACGTGGACCCGATGAGCTCGCTGGTGGTGCAGATGGTGGGCGGCAAGGTGCTGGTGCTGGATGAAATCGTGGTGCGGAACGGGACGACGATGGAAGCCAGTGAGGAATTCCTGAAGCGGTATCCGGAGCATTGGGCGGGCGTTCAGGTTTATGGAGACGCGTCAGGAAACCAGCGGCAAACGACGGGTGCGACGGACTACGAAATGATTCGCGAATACTTTCAGGCGCACTCGGGGATGACACTTCAGTACCACATACCGAGAGCGAACCCGAGCGTGCGGGAACGGATCAATTTGACGAATGCGAAGTTGCGATCGGCGGCGGGAGAAGTCGGGCTGCTGGTGGACCCAAAGTGCAAGGAGCTGATCAAGGATCTGGAGCAGGTGACTTACAAGGCCGATTCGAATGCGATCGACAAAGACCGGGACCGAATGAGGACGCACTTATCGGACGCGTTGGGATACCTGCTGTGGCAGGAATGCAGAATGCTTCCCAGAATCGGGGAGCGGCGGGAGCGATTGTTCTAATCATGGAGACGATCAACCGGGAGCATCCGGAATACATCGCGCGAAAGGCGACGTGGAGACGTTACAAGGACCTGTACTTGGGCGGCGAACAGTTGCGGGCACGCGCCGCGGAGTACCTAGTGCGGCGGCACAAGGAACCAGGCGAAATTTACCAGGAGCGGCTGCACCGGGTGTTCTATCAGAACTACATCGGCTCGATCGTGGACTGGTACGCGGCGACGCTGATGCATCGCGAGCCGGCGCTGATGCTGGAAGGAACCGACGCCGGGGCGAAGAACTTCTACAGCCTGCTGGCGAACGACTGCGACCTGAGAGGCACCAGCCTGAGCGAGTTTTTCCGCAAACGATTCGTGGACGCGCTAGTATGCGGCTCGAGCTACCTGGTGGTGGACTTTCCACGCACGACGGGGCCGGCGCTGACAAGGGCGGAAGAAGACGCCGCGGGGACGTCAAGGGCATACCTGATGGACTACGGCGCGGACGAAGTCATCAACTGGAACTACGACCCGAACGGGGGGACGGACTGGGCGGTGATCCGGACGTCGTGTCTGCAGCAATCGAAGGTGACGGACGCTAGGTGGGAGCAAGAGACGCGCTGGATCTATTACGACCGGGAGAAGTTTCAAGTTTACCGGAAGGCGGGCGAGGGGCAGCCGATCGAGAGAATCGACGAGGGGCGGCACGCGCTGGCTTCGCTGGGCCGGGTGCCGCTATTCCGGATGCAGGTGACGGAGGGGCTGTGGCTGATGAACAGAGCCGCGCTGCTGCAACTGGAACACTTCAACAAGTCGAATGCGCTGGGGTGGGCGCTGACGATGGGGCTGTTCGCAATGCCGGTAGTCTACTCGGAACGGGAGTGGAACCAGATGGTGGGCGAATCCTATTACATCCAACTCGGACCGGAGGACCGGTTTGGGTGGACGGAGCCGGAGGGGAAGGTTTACCAGATCGCGGCGGACAACCTGGTGCAGATGAAAGACGAAATCTACCGGGTGTGTTACCTGAATAACCAAGCGGCGGGAGGAGCGTCGAGCTCGGCCAATCAGTCGGCGCTGGGAAAGCAACTGGATTTCGCGACCACCGCGGAAGTGCTCGGGGCATATGGAACAACGGTGCGGGAGAGCATGAAGCAGGTGTTGTGGGCGGTGGCGGGGGCGCGGCAGGACGAAGTCTCGATCGACGTTGCGGGAATGGACGAATTCGACATCAACGATTTCAGCACGAAGCTGAACGATGCGCAGAAGCTGCTGAGCCTGGGTATCCACTCACCCACCCTGACCAAGCAGATCTACAAGCGGCTGGCGAACCAATACCTGGCCGATGCAAGGCAGGAAGTGAAGAGCCGGGTGGCGGAAGAGATCGAAGAGGCGGCGGAATAGGATGGCGGAAGCCGCGGGCGGTCTGGTTGGGTCACGCGAGGATGGCGCGACACAAGCAATTTGCGGGGAAGTTCGGGGAGAGGGTTGTATGGAAGGTATCGACATTCAAGCGGTGGTGCGGCAGGCGATCCAGGAATTTGCGAACAACGAACAGGCCAAGGCCGAGCCGGCGCACAAGGCGGAGTTGCAGGAAGAGCGGCGGCGGCGGGAACAACTGGAGCGGCGCGTCAACGAGCTGGTGGAGGAGAACAAACGCAGCCGGAAGGTGGCTGAGGAGGCGGAGCGCGCATCGGCGGTGCGAGCGGAACTACAGCGGCTGGGGGTGGCGAAGGTGGAGCTGGCCTTCAAAGCGGTGCAGGACGACATCGTGCGGAGCGAGGACGGGCGGCTGGTGGCGCGGGGCGAGAGTGGCGAGTTGCCGGTTCGCGAGTACCTGGTGGCGTTCGTGAAAGAGAATCCGGAGTTTCTGCCGGCGCGCATTCCCGGGGGAAGCGGAATGGCGGGGATGCTGAAGAGTCCGGCGGGCGGAGGCGAGGAGGTAACGATCGACCGAATCCGGCCGGGCATGAACGCGGAAGACATGCGGCGGGTACGAGAAGAAATCGTGCGCGTGGCGTCGCAGACCTTGAAGGGTCTGTAGTTATAACCCGGCCAGCAGGCCGGCAAGTACAAACCAAGGAGAGAGAATGGGAGCAATTACAAACACTAACGTCGCAAGCGCGATTGTAAAGCTGGTGGCGGCGGACGCTTTGCCGGTGCTGGTAGGGAACCTGGTGATGGGCAACCTGGTGAATCGCGATTACGAACCAGTGCTGGCAAATGCCGGCGACACGGTAAACGTGCTGTTACCGCCGACGCTGGTAGCCAACAACCTCGCGGCCGCCGGCACGGTGACGCCGCAGAATCCGACCCTGACCAACGCGTCGATCGTGCTGAACACCCACGCGGAAGCGACCTTCCAGATTCCGGACGTGACGAAGGTGCTGGCGGTGCCGGACCTGCTGAAGATCTACATGCAGCCGGCAGTGGCAGCGATCGCGCAGAGCATCGAAACGAGCCTGCTGAGCCTGTACCCGGGGTTCACGGCGGCGGTAGGAACAGCGGGCTCGCCGCTGACGGAAGCTACGGTGGACGCGGCGGAGACAGCGCTGTTCCTGGCCAAGATACCGCCCAGCGAACCGAAGTACATCGTAGTGGACTCGGCGGCTTACTCGGCATGGCGGCAGATTCCGCTGTTCGAGGAATTCCAGACGGCGGGCGCGGCCGGCCTGGCGGCATTGATTGACGGGACGATCGGCAAGTACAAAGACTTTTACGTGTTCCGTTCGCAATTCGTGCAGAAGACCAGCAGCCCGGCGAACACGCACAACCTGGCGTTCACGCGGGACGCAATCGGCCTGGTGGTTCGCCGGCTGCCGCAGCCTCTTCCGGGAACGGGAGCGATTGCGGAGTACGCCGAGCTGGGCAACTTCGGCATGCGGGTAGTGATGAGCTACCAGCCGAACACGCTGGCGCAGCAGTTCACGGTGGACGTGCTGTACGGATGCGCCGTGCTGCGCAACGCCTGCGGCGTGCAGGTAAACACCTAACGAGGCGGAGCGGCGAAGCGGGCCGGCGGCCTGGGTAAACGGGGCGGCCGGCCCGCGATCAGATGCTAGGAGACCGGGATGGATCTGAGACTGTACTACCAGAAGATACGGGACACGCAAGCGAAGATTGCCGACCCATTTCCAGTGATCGAGAGCTGCGAAACGCCGGATGGGGGATTCGCGGGCAGGCTGACCGAAGTGACGCCGGCCATCGCGGCGAAGCTGATTGTGGAAGGGACGGCGCGGCTGGCGAAGGAATCGGACGCGGCGTCGTTTCGCGAGGCGCAGGCTAAGGCCAAGCAGGCGGCGGATGAGGCCCTGGCAGCGGCCAAGGTGCAGATGACGTTCTTGCCGGTGGCGGAATGGAACAAAATCCAGGACGCGGGGAAGCGCGCCAAGAACCAGGCATAAGGGCATGGCACTATTCACGGACGGACCTCCTTCCAACGTCGAACAGCTAGCGGGGCTGGACTCGCAGTTGACGAGTGTGGCCAGCACGGAGGGGATCGATGTGACGCGCAAACTGGAACTGGCCCACGAAGAAGTCGGTTTGGACCTCGATGCGCTGCTGAAGAGGATGAGCCCGGCGGATCACCCGATGTGGGCGGTGGTGAAGGCGAGCCTAGAGAACGTGGTCGTGACGACGGCGCTCAAGCTGTGGTTCGCATACAGAGCTTTGGAGCTGGTATACAGCGACGCGTACAACAGCCAACTGAACGACCGGTACATGGGCAAGCGCGACCAGTTCCAGCAGATGGCGGTGGCGCATCGCGGGCGGCTGATGGAGGCTGGCGCCGGGATGGCGTCGATACCGGTACAGCGGGCGATGACGCCGGTGCTGGCGGCGGCCCGAGGGAGTTTGCCGGACAACATCTATTATGTGACCGCAGCCTGGGTGAACCGGGTGAACGAAGAAGGGGCGAGCGCGACTCCAGCGGCGATTACGACAGAGTCCAGCTCGTTCTCGGCGCAAATCGGGCCGGCGCCGGCGAACGCCACGGGATGGAACGTGTACGTTGGTGTGGATCCGGATAGCATGACGCTGCAGAACAACTCGCCGCTCGCGGTCGGGGCGGCCTGGGTGCAGCCGGTGTGGATCAGCGCGACGGGACGCAAGCCGGGAAGTGGACAAGCTCCAAGCTACGTGCAGGCGCTGGCGCGGATCTCGCAGAGGGGCTGATGCCGACAACGATAGGAAGCACGGCAACGGCCAAGACCGTGCAGTTGCTGACGGGGTCCAGCGGTGTGAATCGCAGCCTGGAGGCCCTGGCGCTGAGCGGCGAGACAGCGGTTGCGCCGCTGGGAACGGCGCAGATTACGCCCGAGAACGTGGCGCTCGAACTGGTGGAGCGGGCGACCGCGGTGCACTACCCGGCGGTAAACGTCTATTGCGAGAAGATCGCGAACCAACTGGTGGAGAAGTTCCGGACGTTTTCGGGGATTTCCCAGATGGCGATTGAAGTTCGGCACTCGCAGGACCGGTTAGAAGGGCTGCAAGACGCGGTTGAGCTTTACACGAGCGCCGTGATGCAGACGCTGGATTCGAGCCGCGGTGACTGGGGTGGCGGGATGTACTATGCGGGCGGGTATCAGGTTACGTTCGGAGCCGTCAAGAGCGGGGGAATCAACTTCGTGCAGACGGCCAAGGTGACATTCGAGATTGGAGTGAGCATTAACTAAGATGGCCTCTTACATTTCCTCAAACGCAAACCGCTTCTACGCGGCGCTGGAAGGCGTTTATGGCAGCGTGGCGGCAATCGCCGCAAGCAACCGGATACCGGCGCTCAAGCTGACCGTGCAGCAGCAGCACGAGGTCACGACGCGGAAGGACAAGACGGGAAGCCGGACGTTTCCCGGCCTGCCGGCGGGCGGCCGCCGCCGCACGAATTTCGAATTGCAGACGTACATGACGAGCTGGCAGTCCGCAGCGTACGGGCCGGCGTACGGGCCGTTGTTTCAGGCGGCATTAGGCGCGGCGCCACTGCTATTCAATGGCGGAATGGTGGCATCGTGCTCGAACACGACGCTGGCTTTTGCGGCGCCTCACGGACTGAACGTAAGCCAGGCGGTCTCAAGCGGCGGTGAGATACGGTTTGTGACGGTGATTGTGGACGCCAACACAGTACAGCTTAACGCGCCGTTCACCGCGGCGCCGGCGAGCGGGACCATGATCGGAGCGGCAGTGACCTATCAACCGGCGACGGAACTGCCGAGCGCCAGCGTGTTCGATTACTGGGATCCGGCGAGCGCGGTGCAAAGAATCCTGAGCGGCGCCGCGGTGGATCAGATGGAGATCCAAATCGACGGCGATTTTCACGAGTTTCATTTCAGCGGCGTGGCGCAGGATGTGCTGGATAGCGCAAGCTTCACGGCCGGGCAGGGTAATTTGGCGAGCTATCCGGCGGAGCCGGGGATCGGCGCATTCGACTATTCGATCGTGCCCGGCAACCTGGGCGAGGCGTGGCTGGGGACGGAACCAGCGCAATTCTTCACGGTGACGGCAGCGTCGGTGGTGCTGAAGAACGGGTTGGACACGCGATCGCGGGAATTCGGTTTCAGCCTTCCGCAAGCGATCTCGCCGGGACAGAGAACTGTGCAAGCATCGATCGGACTCTACAGCCAGACCGACAGCGCAACACCTGCGTTGTACCAGGCGGCGCGGCAGCAGATGCCGATCAGCGTGATGTTTCAGCTCGGCCAAACACAGGGCCAGGTGATGGGCGTGTACCTGCAGAGCGTAATTCCGGAAGTTCCGCAATTTGACGACAGCGCGAACCGGCTGCAATGGGTGTTCAAGCCATCGCGGGCGCAGGGCACGGTGGACAACGAAATCGCGGTGGCGTTCGGGTAGGCATGACATACGAGAGCGTGAAGAATGTGGAGTCGAAGATAGCGCCGGGGGTCAGGTTCCGCATCGCGCGAATGTCCTTTGCGCGGCGTGTGGAACTGATGCGGCAGATTCGGGAACTGGCGCGGCGCATGGAGTTTCTGGAGGCGGGCCGGGATCCGGGCGAAAAAATGGACGCGACGCTGGTCGAGGTCGAGGTCAACCGGCTGTACCTGATGTGGGGCCTAGTGGAGGTTGCCGGCCTGGAAGTGGACGGGGCGGCGGCAACTCCGGCGGCGTTGGCGGAGAGCGGACCCGAGGATCTGTTTCGGGAGGCGCTGGCAGTCGTCAAAGCCGAGACGGGGCTGAGCGGGGCAGAACGAAAAAACTGATTGTCGCCTTCCATTTTCAATTCTCCAACCAGGCCGCGTGGAGGTGCGACGTTTGCCGGAAGTCCGGCCTGGAGGCGAAGCGAAGATGCGGCTGGCTGCCGGAGGCGGGTGACGGGGGTGGGCCGCCGGTGTGGGCGCGCAGAGGTGTGAGACTGGGGACGTGTCCCAGGTCGTTGATCACAGCCGAGAGCCAAACGACGGTGGAGGAGTTTTTCATTCGAAGGCGGTTGGGCCTGATGAACGAAGAGCACCTCACGGCGCGACAAATAGAGGCGTTCGCCATTTTGGAAAAGGAACTTGCGGCGGAAATCAAGTATGAGCAGCACAACGCAAGAGCGGCTTCTTAGATTCTTTAGAGAGGCCGCCGGAACGAATGCTTCGGAGACGCCGGCCGCGGCGTACGCCGCCGAATCGAGCGGCGCACCGTTGGCGGAAACGGCTTCGGGTGCGGCACTCGGGCCGATGAGCGACGCTGGAGGAGGCCTGGGTTACGCAGCGACTCCGGTGGGCACGAGCACCGAAGGCAGCGCGGAGACCGGGCAAAGCACAGGCGGGACCGGGAGCACGATCGAATCGGCGCTGACGACATTCTTGGAAGGCGGGCTTGGGATTGTTCCGCTGGTGAGCGGCCTGATGGGATTGTTCGATGGCGGCAGCTCGGCTTCGCCGCAGCTCGAGAAGTTCCAGAAGCCCTCTTCCATCGACTTTGTAAGCGCGGATACGCCGAACGGACTGGCGGCTGCGGACTACGACCAGTTGGGGATGCCGCGGCTGGCCGATACGGTGCTGCCGACCGCAAGCGAAGCGAGTCCCTCCGGAGCCAGCGGCTCTTCAGCCGGAGGGACTGGAAGCAGCGCCGGGGCGAGCGCAACGCCGATGCCGCAGATGACGCTGAACATTCAAGCGATGGATGCGCAATCGATTCTGGACCGCAGTGGCGACATCGCGCAGGCAGTGCGTAACGCGATGTTGAACATGAGCTCGATCAACGACGCAATTAGCGATCTGTGACATGACATCATTCCCAACCCTGAAAACCAGCGCCGTCACACAATATCCGGCGACCAAAGCAGTCAAGTTTCAGAATCAGGTGGTGCGGTTCGTGGATGGAACCGAGCAGCGATACCGGGATTGTGCCGGACCGCTACACCAGTGGGTAATCCGCGTGACCGAGTTGGACGAGACAGAAATGGCTGCGCTGGAACAATTTCTGGAATCGAACCAGGGTAGCTTCGGCAGCTTCTCCTTCACGGACCCGTGGGACAACCAGACTTACAGTAACTGCAGTTTCGCCTCCGATGCCATGGACCTGACTTCGGTGGAAGAAATGCGCGGTAACACCGCGGTGACCGTGAAGGAGAACCGGGCGTAACCATGAGTGTGTACCCGCAGTTAGTAACCGGAGTGATGAGCCAGTTTCCGATTGTGAAACACCGGAGACCGCGCACCGTTGTTAATGCAGCGGCGGACGGGAGCTCGATCAAGCTGGCGGACCCGGCCGGCGCGACGGTGGGGTGGCAACTGCGGTACGCCAATCTCAGCGACACAGAGTTGGCCGCGCTGCAGCAGTTCTTCAACGAGATGGAAGGATCTCTGAACGGATTCACGTTCCTCGATCCGGCGGCGAACCTGCTCGCGTGGAGCGAGGATCTGACGAACGCGGTCTGGCAGGCGGCGCCGTTTCTAACGCTGTCGGGCGGTGTGGCGGACCCCCTGGGCGGCAGCAACGCGTGGCAATTGGCAAACTCCGGAGATGGGGCGCAAACGCTAACGCAGACGCTGAACGCGCCGACGAGCTATACGTACTGCTTCAGCGTATACGCGTTCAGCAGCCAGCCGGCGACGATCCAGTTGCGACTCGGGAGCGAGTCGGCGCAGGCCGAGCTAAACTCCCGGTGGAGCCGCATTCAGATCGCCGGGATGGGCGATGTTGCCGCTACGGCGGTCGAGTTCGGCATCGAGCTGCCGGCGGGCACTACCGTGACTGTGTTCGGACCGCAGGTGGAAGCGCAGCCGGCGCCGTCCGCGTACAAGACCGGAACTACGGGCGGGGTTTATGCGAACGCGCGATTCCGTGACGACGCGTTCACACTCACATCCACCGACGTGAACCACCACTCTGCAATGGTGAACATATTCCATGCAAACAGTCTCTGAGTTGAAAGAGTGTGCGATCACCGACACACCTCTGGTGATATTCGACTGTGTGCTGCCGAACGGAGACACCGAACACTGGTGCACGCACGGCATCATAGCCGGAGGCATATCTTATGCCGCCCGCGTCTTGCAGCATAGCGCGTTCGATATTCAAACAGCCTCTGACCAGGGTGTCGACGGAAGTCCGACGATTACACTGATGTTGGCCAACGCGGATTCACACTTTTCCGAGATCGAACAAAGCACGGGGTTCCGCGGCGCGACGATCACCGTCAGTTTCGTATTTTACGACTTACCCAACAATGTACCACTGACTAACGCCGTGGTTGTATTCCAGGGGATCTGTAACCCTCCGGACCAGATCAAAGAAGCGACGCTTCGCGTAACGGCGACGAATCGGATGAGCTTGCAGCGGGTATATCTGCCCGAGATCCGGATTCAGCGCTTGTGCCCGTGGACGTTCCCGTCCACGCCCGCTCAACAACAGGAAGCCATTGACGGGGGCGCCGAGGGCAACTATTCCCCTTACTATCCGTGCGGTTACTCGGCTGGCCTTCCGGGGGGCTGCGGAAACCTGAACAACAACGCGCCGTTTACATCGTGCGGGTACGCCTCGACAGACTGCCAGGCCCGTGGTATGTTCACGCGGTTTGGGGGAATTGAATACATCCCGCCGGTAATCACGGTGCGAGGTTACGGCAAGGACTGGACGAGTTCCGCCGTGGCGGTAAATCAGGCGCGCTATAACGACTATGTTCCGATGGTGTATGGAACCGCCTGGTACTATCCCCCGGTCGTATTTGCACGAAACGACGGAAACCTGACGCGAATGGAAGTGTTGCTAGGCATCGGAGTGATGCAAGGTGTGTTGACGGTCTTGGTGAACGGTTACCAGATACCACTTGGCGTGAGCGGGCAAAACATGACCGGCACCGGATGGTACAACATCCCCACGTTGGGGATGCGGGACGGCGCATTCGATCCGAGTTTTCAGAACTCCAGCGGCCAGCCGACGGGAGATCCCTACGGCGGCATGGCCTACCTATCGGTGGTGGTGCCGAATCAAGTCAGCGACGGCAACTCGCTGCCTTCGGTTCAGGTGCTGGCGCAAGGACTGATAGTCCCCACATACGACGCTCAAGGAAACCAGCTCAGCGAGGAATTCACCAGCAACCCCGTTTGGATTCTGCACGACATGCTGCGACGCAGCGGCTGGCAGGCGTGCGAGATCGACTACTCGACCCTGGCTCCAGCGGCGGCCTATTGCGATGAGTTAATCAATTCGACGGACCTGAACGGCAACCCGATCACCATTTCCCGATTCGGGTGCAACCTGGTGCTGCAGAACCGGAGGAGCGCAGGCGACGTAATTCGCGGAATTCGCAATGCGTCACGCCTATATCTGACCTACGGTCCTGGTGGCGTGCTGCAGATCAATGTTGAGAACGCGATGGCGTTGCAGCAGCCGGCGCAGAGTCCGTGGTCCAATAGCACCGAATCACTGAATGGGGGATGGCCGGCTTACGAGTTTGGCGATGGGACCACGGGCGTTTCGGGAATCTTGCGAGAATCGACTGGAGAGCCGACCATCGTGGTTTCGTCGCGCAGCATCGCGGACACGCCGAACTCACTGAGCATAGACTTTCAAGACGCCTTCAACAGTTACCAGCAGGACAGTTACACCGTTGTAGATCCGGACGATGTGATCCTGACAGGCCAACAAGTGACGGCCACGATGATGGCAATTGGACTACCCAATTACGACCAGGCAGCCAGACTTCTTAAATTCAACCTGGATAAGTCGCTGCTAGGTAATACCTATATCCAGTTTGCAACGAGCATCATGGGGTTCGGGATCAGGCCTGGAGACTTGATCACAATCACCTATCAGAAAGAAGGCTTCAGCCGGCAGCCATTTCGGGTTCTTAAAATAACTCCGGCGACTAACTATAGAACGGCTCTAGTCACAGCGCAGATTCATGAGGATGCGTGGTATCTTGATTCGAACGGACAAGACAACTCGGCGGCAGGAGCGAACCAGCAGGCAACCGCCGCCATTGGAGTTCCGAAGCCGCTGTTGGGCAGCGTGGTGGACGCGAACGGATTAGTGGAGTTCGGCATTGCCGAGACGGATACGACAAACAGCGACGGGACGATTCAGGCGAGCCTAACGGTGAGCTTTGTAACGCCAGCGGCCGCAACCGCCGCAGGGCCCGGCGTGCCGTTAGTGAGCCTAGCTGCGACGATTGGAACGGGTGGCACCCTTGCGGCAAACCAGGTCTTGTATTACGCAGTATCCGGTGTGGACGCATCAGGAGAGGAAGGCGCGCTTTCGTTTATTGTGACGGCGGTGATCGCGAGCGATGGATCGTCGGTGACGTTAACGGGGCTCAGTTTTACTCCGGGCACCAGCACGTTCAATGTTTACCGCGGGACGACGCCCGCCGAGTTGCTGCGGGTCGCTTCGAGCCAGACGATGGCGACGAGCTTTACCGATTCGGGTGCGCAGCCGCAATTGATTGCGCCGCCGGATCCGAATTTCGACCATGCCAGCTTCTACTGGCGCATGGAACTACAGCCGGAGATGACGGCCACCATCTTCTCGCCGACGACGCTGGGCAATGAGAACCTTCAGATGAGCCTAAACGGTTACCAAGGCATGACGGCGAGGGTTACGCGAGGGACCGGCGCCGGGCAGGAAGCATCGGTCGCAAGCAACGATGCGACGACGCTGACGGTTTCGAGCGCGTGGGTGGTGGCTCCGGATGCCACGAGCTACTTCGTGGTGGCGGAAGCGGGCTGGCACTTTGGGGCAATGACGAAGAGCAGTCCGGTGAGCTTCGTTGTTCCCAACCGAGGCGGTGAAACGGTTCAGGTGACTGGGCGGTCGGCGAACGCGGCCAATGTGGAGTGCCCGCCGCCGCTCGCGACGGTGACGCGATGGCAAATTGGGGGGAGCGGATTCAGCGACAGCGGCGCGCCGCCGACGCCGTTCTTTGGGCTGGGCGCTGGAAAGAGCGGCGGGACGCTGGACCTGAGCGGAGTTTCCTTTAGCAGCCTGACCAACACCGAGACGATCTCAGCCGCCACACTTGCGGTCTATTACTGGGACGAACTGCAAGGCGGCAGCAGTTTCGCGCTAGCGACCGGTATAGGGGCGGGCGACACGATTCTAACACTGAATATTCCCGGGCCGGCGGAGGCTGGCAGCATTTTGCAGATCGATAGCGAGGTGCTCGAGACGACTGCGGTCAGTGATGGCGGCGTAGAATACACGGTCAATAGGGGTGTGCATGGCAGTTCAGCCAGCGCGCACCAGACGCAAGCAGCCGTCTATCACCTGACACGGCTAACATCAATCGCTGGGTTTCCACAAAGCTTCTTTGGCAGCCCCTATAGCGGCACATGGAGCTTTCCTTTGGCACTTCCGGATGTACGGGTGGCAAGCGCGCAACTGTTCGTCACCAACCAGAAAGGAAACAGCCCAATGGCGAGCGCATGTCTGACGCACACGGTCGACAGCGGTCTGCGGACGCTCTCCGGCGGCCAGTACACCATCCAGGTCGAGGGGTTCCTGTCGGTAGACCAGTCAGCGGCGCCGGCCCTGGTGGTGGACGCGGCGCATTCGGTCGGAGACATTTACGCGGTGCTCGGCGCAGCGGCGGACGCGACGGTGCAACTCGAACTCAACAAGAACGGGTCGGCCTACTGCCAATTGGTGTTTCAGGCGAACGAGACTATCTCCGACGACGTTAGCGGGCAAGGTCTGCCACCTTTGGCGGCGGGCGACCAGATCACGCTGGCGGTTCAATCCGTAGGGCAGACGTATCCCGGTGCGGACCTCACCGTGATCATTCGACTCTGATGGGAGACACGCCGTTCAAGTTGCAACCCGACCGGGATCTTCAGTGTTACTTCTTTGAGCCATCGGCCATCGCGGCTTTGAGCGAGACCAGTCCGGCTGGATTCACGATCTCCGGTTGCTGGCGGAGCCAGTTTGACTGGGCGGTGCTCGAATGGAATCGGGACAATGTCTTCGAATACCCTGGCTTGCGCAATCTTCCCGACGGAGACCTGAGTGGATTGCAGCTCTCCTACCTGGAAGTGCGCACTAACTGCATCAACTTCGATTCCACGTGGTATCCGACGGAACCCTGGCCGCACCTCAGGATTTGGGCAGACACGAGCGGAGGGGAACAGATCTACGAAATCCCGTTGTTGCAATACGCGACGCCTTTGTCGAACGCGGTTCCTGCGACCACGCAGTTCCAATTACAAGGCGTACCGACAAACGGAGACTACATCGAGCTAGCCTGGCTCGACCAACACTACAATTATCAGTTTGCATACGGGGACACCCTGAGCACCGCTGTGGAAGCGTTGGCCGGGATCATCACCGCCAATCAGCAGACCGGACTAGTTAGCGCAACGGCGGACGGCGAGACGATCAAGCTCACCTATCTGGGAGTATCCGGATCAAACGGAAACCGGATCGGCGTGTATGGAACCGTGCACGGTGCCGGAACAGGATCCTGGGAGCCGTTCTCCGCTCTCTTCCAGGACGGTGTGTCGCCTGCCGCATGGCAAGTGAATTTGAACTTCGCAAGCCTGACAGATTCGAACCGCGTCGCGATTCCCGCCGCGAACATGACAAACGTCCGGAAGCTACGATGGACTTGGGCGGCGGACATGCAAGCGGCGGAGTTCCAACGGGGCGAGTTTTCGGTGGTCGTATCGAACTGGACCGTCACCGGGAGCGGCGGGCAATATCAAGTTGCGGGCGCGGGCAGCCGGCGAATCGAGGACGATTCCACGGCGCTCACCTACACCGGCAGTTGGGCTTCGGAGATAGGAAACTACTCGGGCGGGTCCATCCACTCGACGACGGTGCCGGGTTCTGAGGTCGCGTGTTCCTATGTTTCGGCGTTTGCCCACACCCTGTACCTGGGCACACGGGCGCTCACAAGCGGCGGGCAGGTGACGGTGCAAGTGGACGGCGGCACGCCAATTGTAATCAACCTCGCGCTCGCCGGCGAAGACGTGCTGATGCGAGTGTCGCTGGGACAGCAAGACGGTTCAGTTGAGCACAACGTCATCATGACCCATTCCGGAACGCCAGGCACCTCGGTGTACTTCGACTTTCTCGAAATCGCCGTTCCGGCGACCAATCTGCCGACGTTCATCGCGATGCCGACGACAGCGGCTGCGACGGACTGGGATACAAGCCACTCGCTGGCGCTCGCCCCCGAACGGACGGCGTGGCTGGTCGACACCTTGGGGCTGCAGGGCCGGTTGAACCACTATGCCGGAGCGCTACTGTTCTATGAGCTGGTTTGCCAGGGCAATCAGTACGCATCCGCGACGATCACATTTGCCGGACAGCCTTTCTTCGGCGCTGGCGGGCAGACCGAAATTGAGTTGGACGGCACGGCGCTGCAGCACTGGAATCTGATCGGCGACACGGCCGAGAGCATCGCCACCTGTTTCGAACTGTCGATCAATGCCGGTTCGACCGAGGTGTGGGCCCAGGCCAGTGGAGCCAGCCTTACGATCACTTCGCGGCTTTTGGGCTCAGCGGGCAATAACATCGCCTTGAGCGTCAGTACCAACAGCACGCAGTTCACCGCCAGCCTGGCGACGAGCTCGCTCTCGGGCGGCCAAGACGGAGCATGGCTCACGGATCTAAACGTGGTGCCGCGGGTGAACCGCGCGGCAAGAGACTGGAGTTTCAGTTATTTCAAGGCTCTGAGCAGCTATGGCATCGACGTCACGACGTCGTTCAGCATGGAACTCGGCAACGGGGATCCGAGCACTGGCGCGGAAATTGCCCAACGCTATCCGGATGGCACTGCGTGCACGGTGAGCACGCCGGCTTTACAAACCAACTTCGGGCCCGAGAGTACGGCATTTTGGCAGCAGGCGTATCTCGACATGGCGCAGATCATGTTGAGCGCCGGCATTACTCCGTATCTGCAATTCGGCGAAGTTCAGTGGTGGTACACGGCGGCGCACAGCGGCATGCCATTTTATGACGCCTACACGACCTCGGCCTTCCAGGCAGCCTACGGGCAACCGATGGGAATTATTCCCAGCCAAAATGCCGACCCGGCTTCTTATCCAAACGAGTGTGTCTTTCTGCCCGGTCTGATCGGCCAATTCACGCAGGCTATTATGACCTTTGTCCGCCAGTCGGCGCCAAGCACGAAGTTCGAGGTGCTGTACCCGCCGGATGTCAATAACACGCCCCTAAACAAGTTGATCAACTACCCCTCGACGTACTGGACGCCGGCTAACCTGGCTTGTCTGAAAACCGAGAATTTCACGTACACGGGCGGCCGCAATCTGGATCTGGCGCGCCAGTCGATTCAGTTGCCGCGGCAGCTCGGGTTCCCACCGTCGCAGAGCAGCCACCTGGTGGGCGTCAGCGATTACACAACGCCGTGGGTCAAGGAATGGAGTTTGGCGATAGCGGCGGGATTGGAATCGGTAGTGCTCTTTGCGCTCGATCAGTTGTGCCTCATCGGTTATTCGCTGCCACTTAATGTGAGAATTGCCCAAGCGAGGTTCATGGGCCGTTAGCTAAAGCTACTGCGCGGGCTGGCGAACGGTTACCGCTGATTGGCTTTCAGAATCTTCTTGCGGAGTCGAATGGATACCGGCGTCACCTCGACTAACTCGTCGTCGCGGACAAATTCGATAGCTTGTTCCAGATTCAATATGCGTGGCGGCACCAGGCGGATGGCCTCATCGGCGGTAGAGGCGCGCATGTTGGTGAGCTTCTTTTCCTTGACGATGTTGACATCCAAATCCTTCTCGCGCGCGTTTTCGCCGATCACCATGCCCTCGTAAACCTCGGCGCCGGGGGCGATGAAAATCTCGCCGCGCTCCTGCAGATTGAAGATGGCGTGGCCGGTGGCTCTGCCAGGCCGGTCCGCCACCAGGGACCCGGTGGGCCGCGTCGGAATATCGCCCTGCCACTCGATATAGCCGTGGAAAAGCGAATTCATGATGGCGGTGCCGCGCGTGTCGGTGAGGATCTCGCTGCGAAGGCCGATCAGACCGCGCGAAGGGATGTGGAACTCCAGGCGCACGCGGCCCGAGCCGTGGTTCACCATCTTGACCATCTTGCCCTTCCGCGCGCCCAGCTTTTCAATCACCACGCCGAGGAAACTCTCCGGACAATCTATGACCAGCAGCTCGACCGGCTCTTCGAGCTTACCGTTGACTTTGCGCGTGAGAATTTCTGGCTTGCCCACGGCCAGCTCATGACCTTCGCGGCGCATCATCTCGACCAGGATAGCCAGTTGTAACTCGCCCCGGCCCATCACCTTGAACGTGTCGTGTCCCAGTTCCTCGACGCGGATGGAAACGTTGGTGAGCAGTTCCTTGTCGAGGCGCTCGCGCAGGTTGCGCGATGTCACCCATTGTCCCTCGCGGCCGGCGAAAGGCGATGTATTGATGGTGAACGCCATGGCGATGGTGGGCTCATCGATCGCGACATGCGGCAGCGGCATGGGAGTCTCGACGCTGGTGACGGTCTCGCCGATGGTGATGCCTTCCACGCCCGCGATAGCGAGGATGTCGCCCGGCCGGCCCACCGTTTCGTCCACCCGCTTCAGCCCCTCGAACGAGTAGAGCTTGGTAATTCTGGTGGTCTGGAGCGAGCCATCGCGCTTGGCGACAGCCACGGTGTCGCCGTAATTCAGCGTGCCGTGGAAGACGCGGCCGATCGCCAACCGGCCCAAATAGTCGCTGTAATCCAAATTGGCGACCAGCATTTGCAGCACCTCATCGGGCTCGCCCACTGGCGGCGGGATGTGAGCCAGGATGGCGTCGAACAAAGGGCGCAGGTCGGTAGATGGGTCGTCGAGCGACTCCTTGGCCACGCCGGTCTTGGAGATGGCGTAGAGCACCTTGAAATCGAGCTGGTCTTCGGTCGCATCGAGGTCGATGAACAAGTCGTAGATTTCGTTGAGCACGTCCTGGCAGCGCGCGTCGGGGCGATCGATTTTGTTGATCACCACAATAGGCGGCAGGTGCGCTTCGAGCGCCTTGGAAAGGACGTAACGCGTCTGCGGCAGCGGTCCTTCGCTAGCGTCCACCAGCAGCATCACACCATCGACGATCTTGAGCGCGCGCTCCACCTCGCCGCCGAAATCGCTATGGCCGGGCGTGTCGACGATATTGATCTTGACACCCTGGTAGCGCACGCCGGTGATCTTGCTGAGGATGGTGATACCGCGCTCGCGCTCGAGCTCGTTGGAGTCCATGATGCGCTCGACGGTCTGCTCGTTATCGCGGAAGATGCCGCTCTGGTGGAGCATGGCATCGACCAACGTGGTTTTCCCGTGATCGACATGGGCGATGATGGCGACATTGCGGATGGCGGTATTGCTGATTTTCAT